CATGATGTTTGTTCCAGCTGCGTTAGTTGTTGGACCAACGGCGTTGAATAGTGGACGATCTGCATCGTCAACCGCAGACAATAGACCTGCGTATTGTGTCGCGCCAACCAATAGACGGTTAGGGTTGAAACGCATGACGGCAGCTGAATCGGCTACGGCGTCGGCAATAGCTGCGACGTATCCTGTTCCACCTGATGCGCCACAACCGACAACGCCCTGCGTGAAGGCATAAAGATCGGTTTGTTGTGCATAGGACGCAGCTAGTCCGCGAAGAAGTTCGTCAAGGTATGACGGATCTGATCTTTCTAGCAGCTCGATTGATACGCGCTGTTGTCCGGCAAATTTAACCACGTCAACAACTAGATCATCGATTTCGGTCATGGTGTCGGATGGTGTTGCTAATTCGTCGGTTTCACCCACGGTAGGAAGAACCTGCCAGCGCGGGATTCTGAATGACATTCCAGCGGCTGGAAGTGCGCGTCGCTCAATGCTGTCAATGAATGGACGTGATGAATCAACTACGCCAATGATTTCGCGTAGGTACGGTACAGGAATAAGACCTGCGTTGTCCGTTGTTGTGGCTTCGCCAGCTGCGGTTAGGAAATCCATCGCATCGCGATTTCCGCGCTGTGCTGAAAGGATCTTGCTTGCGTATTGACCAGCGGTCAATTCTGGAAGTGCGCGTGGCTGTGTGAAGATTGGTGATCCGAAAGTCGATGCTTCGACCTTTGACGCTTCAACATCCGAAGCCACTTCGACTTCTTCGATTGGTTGTTCTGACATAGTTTCGATCTCCTCGATCGTTTCGGTTGTTTCGTCATCTTCGGGATCCGAAGCTGCGACTTGTGTAACACGGGCATCATTGAAGGCAGGTGATGTCACCAGGCTAGTTTCAATCATTCGTGCAGACGTGACATGGATTATCCCGTCACGAATTTCATGGGCGTCGATCATCGCGCCAATGGAAAGACCATCGCGCAATCCTTCCGACGCTTCGATAAGCGCGTCCGCGCCTGCGGTGGTTTCGGCGATCTTGAATGTGCCGTTTATTCCGCCAGGTGTGACGCTGAAGTTAATGGCTCGACCAATCGGACGACGATTGTCATGTTCTAAAAGAAGTTTGACGGAAGCGGGATCGATTTCGTTGATCGAGCCAAGTTCAAATACCACGGGACCCATCGACGTCGCGCCAGGCTTCCCAAAAGGCACGACGACCCCTGTGATTGTTTTTTCTGCTACGTTCGCAGCTGTAATCGGTGCGCTGAATTCTAATCTCATTGGGTTGGAATTTCCCTTGTCTGTGATGGTGGTGTTGTGCCGTTATCGGTGGCAGGTTCGGTCCCGCGTGGCGCAAGATCTTCCATGGCGCGGGCTTCATCAAGATCGATGATTCCTGCGTCCAATAATTTGATCGTTATGTCCACGCGTTCCATTGGGTTTCCGCGTAGGAAGTCGTCAATTGCAAATCGGACGATCTGATTACGCGGTGTTACGTCATCCATTGAAAGACGATCTTCAATAATGGAAATGTATGGGCGTAGTCCGAAATCAAGAAGGGATCGACGTTCGGCGGTCACGTTTGAATAGGTCATTGACGCGGATTCGGCGTTTAGATACCAGGCAGGAATTCCGCAGGTTCTAGCGATGTCGGCAGATAAGAATTGACGAGCTTCGACCATTTGCATTTGGGCAGAATCTAAACCGACAACTTCTAACTTGATTGGACCTTCGACATATGCTGTCGATCGTTCACGGCGGGCGCGTTTGAATGTGTCCATCAATCCTGCGACCTGATCGCCCGGTAAATTCATTCCTTCATTCATCAGGACCATTTGTGGCACGGGTTCGGATGCCATGCGATAAGACGCTTGTTCAAGTTCAATCGCCGTCTTAATTGTGCGACCAGCGCGGGCGATCAAGCCTTCTTCAATTGATTGAAATACGATCAAGGAATTCAGACCAGTATTCGGGACGGGCTTAATGTCTACATTGTAGGAAGTGATCATTGTGCCGTCGGGACTTACATTCCAAGTCACGCGACCAGGATTAATTCGTCGGGCGCGGTATGGGCGACCATCTTCCAGGCTAACGTCCAAAACTTGAAGATAAGCTGCGCCGTAAAACATCAGATCGTCCACCAACCACGAAATCGTATTGATTCTAGGAAGTGCGGGATCAGGTTGTTCGATAAGTGTGCGGTTTGTAATCTTCGCGCCTGTAATGCGATTAAAAGATTCCAATGGGATCGTTCCGATAGATCCTGCAAGGATTCCGCGGGCGCGGGCAACGGCAGGGACGGTCATCGCCTGCTCACGGGTTACGGTGACAATGGAAGGGACTTCGCCAGGGAATCCCCATGCCGAAGATAATCCGGAATATGGGATGTCTGCCAATGTAGCTGCGCGAACGCTCATGCCTGGCGTAAATGGTTCATCGTTAGTGATGCGAAACGCATTCAAGAATCCCATGATCCCATGGTTGACGTTTATTTTGTCCAATGCAAATAATGAAACAATTTGACGCGTGTTGTTACATAAATGATCCCGAAAGTGCCAAGAATAACCTTCGGGATCGTAATCAGATTACACGACAGCCGACACAACCTGCGTCCGCGGTGCTTCCGCGTGTCCAACGGCTAGGACCATCGCGACAGCTGCGGAAATTGGTGTCTGACTAGCACGGCGGGCGATTCGCCATCCACCATCGGAAGCGGGACGCCTGGCACAAGCTGCCAAATGGGTTCGAAGTTCAACTTGTCCCGTGTGGACGATTCTGCCCGCGTTCATCGATGACATAGTGACGTCGCATAAGGTCGCAAAATAAGCGGACGACCAAGGTGTGCTTTCCATTCTGATCCCTGCCTTTTGAAGTAATGGCGCGATAAATCCACCGGTATTTGGATCGAATGCAATCTGTCGGATTTTGTATTGTCTGGCGATGATTGCAATTTCGGACGCAAGTTCCCGATCATTGATCGGACCATCCTTTTTCCATTGGTGAAGGAATACCCGCAGCTTGCCATCGACTTCTTGCACCGTTACCAGGAAGGCTTCGGTTCGGTTAAACACAAGATCAAGTCCCGCCCATGTTGGAACGCCTGACGAATCCAAAACCAGCGTCCGATCCGTTCCCGCGTCGAATTCTTCAAGATTCCAGGGGCTGTCCAATGCTTGGATCCATTGGCACAATAGTTCGGTTCGGATTGTGTCGGGATGATCGCGGGCGACAGAATCTTCCAATGATTGAATTCCTACCGTGTACCCAAGCGCGGGATTGGCTTGTTGCCAGGCTTTGACATCATCAATTCGGCATCCAGGTTCGGCGGACCATTCATACCATCCAAGTCGCGGGTTGTCGTCGGCTAATGCGCGATTGCGTAAATCATTCAAAACCGTCGAAGTCAGATCGCCCGCGTTACTAGATACCCAGGTGGATGGGTTTGATTTGGCACGGGTGATCGGCGCAGCTGCGGACCAGACCGATTCTTGAATTTCACGAAGTTCGTCAACCCATAGGAAATCTGCCGATGCGCCACGCGCCCCGTCCGCGGTAGCTGCTAAGACGCCAAATTTGCGGACACGGTTGCAAGGTCCATCGCATTCATTCGGATAATGGTGACACCAGACTTCGATTGATTCAGATCCATTCGTCCGGGAAATGCGTTTAATCCGTTTACGCATCCAGGCAACGGAATCCGCCATGTCGACGATCTTCCACAAGTGATCGATTGACAATCGGCGATTCTGCGCGATCCCGTACATTTGAGATTCGCCGAATAAATACAATCCCGCCAGGACGCGCATCCGTACAAGGTGCGACTTACCCGATTGGCGGGCAACCAAGATCCCCGTTGTAGTCCTGATCCATTTGTTGTCGTTATCAACCTTTAACGCGTCGTCCATGACGTACTTTTGCCACGGCATGAACGGAATGCCAATGTGGTCCGCAAGATCACTTACTAGGGGTCCCAGGCTTCTTCCGTGGACTGGACTTGACTGGATCCGCGGTGTTGACGATCCGTAGATAAGTGTTTTGGAATTCGTCGCCATTGGATTCTTCCTTTTTGGTTGATAGGTCCTGATCAATTCTAGACTTTGGGGTTAACTGCAGCTGATCCATAATTGTCGACAGCCTGGATAGCAACGGGGCAAGATCTTTCGTTTCGCCCATGTCAAGAAGGTCATCGATTAGACGTGCCAATCGCAATAATGTCGTGACAGCACCTAGATCCGCGGGACCAATCCAAGATCCAGCGTTATTCAATGAAATCGTGCAATTCTCAAAGATTCCGGGAATTTTCTTTTGGTTCATGGATCAATTCGTTTCATCGGGGATAAAATCCCGCCTGCGGGCGGGTGTGGATGTGTGCCTGCAAAAAAACGGGGCTGTACGGCATTCTGCGGGACTTTTGGGGTTGGTCGGTGCTTTGTTCCCTTTTGACGGTTACACGTCCGACAAGTGGCTTGCAGGTTCTCTATGTCCAAGGCAAGCGTTGGATCTAATGCGATGGGAATGATGTGATCGACTTCGGTTGCATCCTTTCCACAATAGGCGCAGGCATAAGCATCCCTAGCCAACACGACAAGTCGCAGCTTCTTCCAAGCGTATGAATTAGATCGTGCCATCATAGACTTCTTCGTTGCCGTGGTGGACCGTATCCATGCAGCTGTGACATTCTTGTTCAAGCCTTACAGCCAATGACCTTGCGCGATCGCGTTGATCAATACATTCGGCTAGCACTTCGACAAGATCTTTGTTCTGGGCTTCCCATGATTCGATCATGTGTTGATAATGGTTGATTAGCGTTGTTAATCTTACAATGATTGTGACCGATGATTCCGTTGCTTCTGCAAGTTCTTCAATCAATCCGTCGCGTAGAGCGATTTCAATGTCTTTAATGTTGTCGTTCATAGTGTGATCCTGCCTTGATTGGGACGGTGGAAGGGAATGGCTTTGTTACAAGCCAAATCCTGCCCGTCATGGTTTCGGGGTGTGGTCATGGGTCCTAAGACAATCGCGCCGTGTTCGTTGACATTTGGTGTCCTTATGCAGGCGATTCGGTTTGCATACAACATCAACGATCTTCCCTTGTAGTTTCGGGAAATTGTTTTCATGGTGTTTCGTCCATGACTAAGCGACGCCATCTGACGGCGGTTCATCCGATTCGTTAGTCGGACAGCGGTTAACGTCGCGCCTTGACGGGATTGAAATGCTAACACGTCAAATTCGATTCGGTTGCCGAACGGTGGATGTTCGCGTGTCTGATAGTTCTTTAAATAGTTCGCCTTCGTTGATTAGCCAAAATGGTCGCGTGTGGACGTTTGAAGCTGCGTGAATCGGTTGGTGTTGTAAATCTGCGTAATTGTAATACCCGCATAAATTGAATTTCCATCCCACGCCTTGACCTTCAATGACCATCAATGTCCAGTCCTGCTTCTTGTGCAAGGTTGATTCCCAGTATTCGATCGACGCGTTCCTAGTGTTTTCGTTTAGGTACTTGACATCAATTAGGTGATCACCCAGGACGATGTCTGGCAATCCTGGACCATCGCTTGAATCCCATCGCAGATCTAGAGCTTCCGTGTATCGAAGGATCTCAATAGCTGCGACTTCCGTTGCCACGCTTCGCAAGATACCCCGATAGAATCGGCGTTCATCCTTCATGCGCTGATCGCCTGATTCCTTGATTTGCTTGAATCTGGCGTTCGCCACTTCACGGACTTCATCTTCGTTCCTAGTAATGTCAACGATAATCATCGCGGGCAGCTTCTATATCTTCTTTAAGGATGCCGTTCATGTCATTGAGCATCGCAACGATTTCGGTCCGTATGGCTTTGATCGCGGGATGGGCGTTCATCGCCTTACCCCGAATGAAGCAATCAATGCTCATAAGTGCTTGCGTGTAACCTGCGTCGAACGCGTCAAGGGTTCGGGATTCATTCTTCATCTAGTCCACCTTTGGGGATGTCTTTCCAGGGATCATTCTTTGGGATCGATTCCTTTAGCCATTCGATTAGTTCCGAAGCCTGCGCGACGTTCAATGTTGTCGTTATGTTGTGCTTCTTTTTGAAATCTTCGATGTAATGGATGTTTGGTCCAACCATCTTCAAGATAAGGTCCGATTGCTTCTTAGTCATCGATGGGGTTTGTAACGGAAGTCCGCTGACCTGGCGTTTGACGGTTGGTTGGTAATCGTTGGATGCTTCCGGAATATGGTGATCGAAGTCTTTCGCCCATAGGTCCAAGGCAACGCCGAAGCGCATCGCAGCTACACGGATTGCATTTCCGATCGCGCCTTTAATGCGGTCATAAGTGTCCGATCCTTGTGGTTCTCCGTAACCAATACGCGTGACCCCGCAGACCGTCAATTTGATCCATAGTCCGCCACGTTCGTCGAATAGTGGCAATCCCTGATCGTCGAATGACATCGGTTCCCAGTTCCATTCGGGATCTACTTCCAGCAATCGCCGTGTGACGTTGCCGTGTGAAACGTAGTCCAAGCGGATCCCGCCTTTTGGCAGCTGTTGAATCTGGGACTTAGGGAATGGCGCAAGAAGTGCGTCTGATTGTTCGGGTTTCATGATAGGTCCTGTTCTGCCATTAGTTCAATTGGCGTTGCGCATTTAGCGCAGACCCAATCTGCTTCATTCCAAATAATGAGAAACACTAAACAATCGCATTGAAATTGAATTTTGTTTTTCATCGGTAATCGCGATCTATGCGGGCGATTGTTTCGCGAACGTATGGCGAGAATTCCCGCGCCACTTCTTCCGATAGCGGTGCGATGGCACGACAGCGGGCTTCTTGTTCTTCGTTCCACTTGTAGAAGTCATAAGCGAAATAGGCGAACGCTAATCCGACAAGGATTAAGAGCTGCGCCGTGGTGAATGAATCGATTGCAGATACAACCAAAACACCGACGAAGATCGCGATGAATTGAATGATGTTCTTGATTGGGTTGTTTGTCATGTGGGTCCTGATCCTTTGACGTGTTATTTGATTTTTTTTGCGCCTGTGATCTCGCTTGATCGATAACGCTTGACGGTGCCGATTTTGACAGGTGTTACCGCGCCCATCTTTTCTAAACGCCATAATGTCTGCCTACTAACCTTCAAAACCTTTTGGGCTTCTTGGCTTGATAACAATGGGTCCGTCATGTCCATAATGTAACACCGCGATCCGTCAATTTGTTTATCCTTTGTGCGTGTTGTTGTGGTCTTGAATGTGTTCGGATAATAAATCCTTTAGATTATTCACTTTATTGTGTAAATCGGTCAAGGATAATCCGCCATTATTTCCAGGCTGTATTGGGCGTGTCATTTGATCAATGTAGGACTTTATTGGTTTAACAATGCCCCACTTGACGATCATTCCAAATAAGGTCAGGATCGCGATCATGCTTCCCGCAGCTTGTCCCGCAGTCATCAATGAATTCATATCGAAACGGCTTTGATCTGTCGTCCGTCTAGGACAATTGGTTTCGTGCCGTCATGCCAAATCCAAAATCCGATCGGCATCGATGGCGCGCATCGAAAGACATGGGACCAATGTGAATGATATGTCTTACCTGACCAGCCTGCGACATTCTTATCGTCGAAACCCGTTTCATCGATCTTGGTTGTGCCAGGGAATCGGGCGAATCGTCCACGAATGACGTCAGGCGATCCAGTTCCGGGAAATTCAATTCGAAGGATAGTCATCCAATGCCAGGACGCGACCTGATTTATCTTGAATGATGTTGCACCTGCGAAACGAACGTATGTCCATGTCTTAGGCTTGATCGATTGCTTATCAATTCCCGAATCGGTTTTGTGCAGGATTTCAGGCATCGATCCACCTTTGCGGATTGCGACTTCCTGCCCATCCTTTCCAAAGACGTCCCGATTGGATTTCGAAGTGCAAATGGCTTCCTGTCGAATTGCCTGTCGATCCAACTTCGCCGATCTGATCGCCTGCGTTTACACGTTGACCGACTTTGACATTGATTTTGCTTAGGTGACAATAGCCCGCCCATAGACCAGCGGATCCATCCTTGAATCGATCATTGTCGATGATGATGTGTTGACCGTAGCTGCGACCCCATCCGCGTCCGACTTTATGCCATCCAGCAAATACAACCTTCCCAGACACGGCAGAATTCACCGATGTTCCCTTCGGGCAGCTGTAATCGACGCCTTTGTGTTTCTTACGGGTCCCGCTGTATGTCACACCATAACGAAACGTGACAATCCACTTATTCGGAACAGGTTTCATCGCCAAACTTCCCATATCGCGGATCATCAGGATTCATCCAGTTGATCAAAATCGGCAGACCTGCAATCAATCCCACCTGGACAATTTCCGGAATGTTTAGCGATGCGACATTGTCAATCACCCACACCAGCATTCCCGCAGCTGCGACCTTAGCGAATCCACCAATCGGGCTAGTGGCTAACCACGCGCCGATCATTCTGCGGAAGCCGTGATCACTAAATATTCAGCGTATTCTTCATCGTTCATTTCACGAATTTCGTCATCAATTTGAATCAATGGTCGTGGTTCTGTTTCGATTGCTGTTGTTTTTGTAGTTGCCATTTAACTTGCTCCGTATCCGTAAACGTAAATTGTTCCGCCTGTTAGTGTTCCACTTGCTTTTGTAAAAGTGAAATCTGTATAAGACGTGGTATTGTTTAAAAATCCTTGCTGCACAAGGCTTTCGCCTGTGGTAAGGGCTGACGCATAAGACCCACGAAATTTTGTATTTTTCGTCAGGAATGGATCAAATAATTCAACGCGAGCGTCTAAAGATGTAGTCGTTGCTACACCAGTAGATTGCCAGTTTGATGCGTTAGCACTTGCAACTCCAGTTACGGTTGTCGATCCGTAACTTGTAAAGTTCCCGCCACGATAATAACCAGTAACGGTTGCGCCTAAAGTTAAGTTAATTCCAGTCGCCGTTGATCCAACGCCACCAGATACAATGATCAAATAATTGTCATATGTTGCACTAAAGGCGTCGGTCACTTGTACCGTTGAGACACCTGATCCGATTGTTTGTGTTTTGATTAGACGTAGTCCAGGGTAATCTCCACCCAATGCCGTCCACAAGGTCGCGTCGATGTCGTCGCCAAGCGTTTCAATAGCCTGCGCGCCATCCTTTACATAATCTGAAGACGTCGGAACGTCCCAACCATAATTTGGTGTTGTAGTTGCCATATTAGAGATCTTCCCATTTCACTAGAGCAGGATACGCCGTCCAGGTAGTTCCTGGCGGTATTTGATACCACACAATCGATGGATATGTTTCCGATTGCGCTGATGCGATCAAAGTTATAATCGCTTGTTTTTGACGGATCGCCCATGACCATCCTTCGACGTATCCTTCGAAGTTGGTTCCAAATACGGCAGGTAGATCCGAAGTTTCAATTGGTAGTCCACAATAAACGTCCGCTAACGTGTCACGCGTCGCGTCCGCCACGGTTGGACTGTGTAAAGGAATGATAAATTGTTCAGGATAGACGCGTGGATATGCGCGGGCTTCGGCGAATTGATCTGCCTGTGTTTCAGCGTCAACAAGATTGTGCAGTGTGGTTTCGCGGGTTCCCGTTAATTGACCATAAAGAATGATCGATTGTTCATCGCGTGAATTGGTTTCGCCTGCCCGATAGGTGACGATTACATCATTAACAATTTCAGACCATTGGGCAGCTGTTTTCAAGCCTGATGCCAGGATGTCATCTTCGGTCAAGGTCAACGCCGTAAATCCTGCGCGGGCTGAATAATCGTCATAATGCAGGGATCCGTCGCCATGTTCACTTAGCACGCCACGTCCTGATTGTGCAGCTTGTTGAGCCAGAGCCAACGCGTTCGCGTCGCCGTCGTTGTACGCTTCCAATTCATAAATTCCAGGTGCGTCAATGTCCGTTGACAGGTTGTTAACCACTGCAAGATTTACGCCGTCATAAGATGCCCATGTCACGTCCGTTGGAAGATCCGCCCAGGTTAAGGTTGCTGATACGTCGTCCCATTCGGTCAAGAAGGCTTCGGTCAGGATGTTCAGAATTCTTTCCCCGTCGTATTCTTTCGGATAGTTATTAGATCCCGCCAATTTATGATTAAGCGATGCCAATGGTCCAACGGCGGTCAATGTGTATGTCGTCACGTTTCCGATGTCGCCATAAGATGCAAGTTCAATTCCGATGTCGCTGATGATGCCGTTGAATATTGATGTGTCACCAGCCGAAGGCGTTTCGATTATGATTTGTAGTTCTTGCGACAATGACACGTCAATCGCGGTGTCAGCGGTGGTCCACAACGTAACGCGGGCATAACCTGGCGCAGGTTGTTCTAAGATGTTAGGCCGTCCCATTGTGACACTAATATCATCGATGACAATTCCTGGATCAATCAACGCAGAATTTATGTAGACGGAAGGATTTGGATCGTAAGACGTCACAATCGCGCCCCTGCAAAATTGACAGGACTTGTCCGACGTGCGCTGTTCTGGAATAGGGTTTCAAGGCTTCTGCGGACGCCTTCGGGATCGATTGCGCCGTTGATAGTGATGTTCACCCCGCCACCACCACCGAAGGATCCTGACGGTGAAATTGCGCCCGATGTGTTAGCCGTAAACAATTCCGGACCTGCTTCACCCACAACATATGATCGACCCTGGCGAACGGGTCCACCAGCTGCGCGAAAGCCATCGAACGCTTTTGTCAATGCTTTTCCGACTGGGGATTCTTTGATTGCCGTTCCGATGTTTTTGATTTTTTGGAATATTGAATCCATCAAATCGCGAAACGGTTCGATCTTCTTGTATGCCAGGACGAATCCAGCTGCTAGAGCTGCTACGGCAATTACTACCAGACCAATAGGGTTCAGACTTAATGCAAGATTGAAGGCATATTGCGCAGCTGTGGCGATGCCTGTCTTAATTGCTAGACCTACCATGGCGACCCTGTAAGCAACTAAGGCAACGATTGATCGTTTGTAAGTAAGTTCCGCCAATGTCTGCGCAGCTGTCGCCGATCCTGTCGCAGCTGCTAACGTCAAATAGCCGATCTTTAGAGCTGCCGAAACAACGCTAGTGATAACCATGACGGCATTGGCAGCTGATAAGGCAAATTTCAAGCCAATGATGGCAACCGATAAGGCACCGACAACCGCGCCGATTCCAAGAATCAATTTTGAATTCTCTGCGATGATAGGTGCAAGTTTGGCAAGGCTATCGGCTAACGGACCAATGAACGGAAGCAATCCTGCCCCGATCGATTCTTTAGTTTCATCAATGGCAACGGTCAATCGTGCGAATGATCCTGTCGCTGTACCTGCGACGGTTGACGCGGTTCCGCCAACTTTTGATTGAATTTCGGATTGAATTTTGGCAAAATCGCCCGAAGCCAATGTCGCCTTATCAATACCCAATCCCAGTCGACCCAATGATGTCGTGGACCCGTCATATGCGCGACCAACGGCATTGACTACGGCTTCTAAAGGCTTACCCGTCGCAGCTGCAATATCTAGCGAAAGATTTAGCAATTCTTGCGATTTGGCGACGTCATCGGTGGATCGTACTAAACGGGCGAACGCTGGACGCAATTCATCGTCAGCGATGCCCAACGCCAATGATGTCGCTCTGATGTAATCTTCAACGGCTTTGACTTGTGCATCGGTGGCACCCGTTAAATCTTGCAACGCCTTTTCAAGTAGTAACGCCGAAGTTTCATCTTGTGCAGCTGCTTTAGCGAATTGAATCGCAACGGTCGTCAATCCTGCTAAGGCAACGGTTGCGACTTGAGCTGCTTTGTTAACACTTTTGGACATCTTTTTGATGCCTGTTTCGGCTTTCTGTAAGCCTTTAGCAAATCCCGTCGTATCCGCTTGAAGCAGGATCGTTAATGGACGTCCAATTCCCTTAGTTGCCATCAGAATCCCCTATTCCATCGATCGACTACATCTTGCGCGGTGTTTGCCCAAGCTGCGAACGCGGGTTCGGCGTACATGGCGTCCGCCGTGTCGGTCCAACCTGGTCGAATGCCTTGCGCCCATAATTGCGGACGACCTGATCGGGATGTGTAGTATCCCTTAATCGTACCAAATCGAATCATGTTTGTAGTTGCGCCACCGGAATATACGCCACGTCCACCCGCGGTCCTAGAATTCAACACGGTTCCACGGCTTGATGTTTTCGTCGAATTACCAATGCGAACGCCTGGAAGACGATCTTGCTTCGTTTTGATGGTTGGAATCAATTTGGTTGCATAGTTTGGCGCGTGGCTTCGAATCGCGGACGAAATTGCAGGGACCATGATGTTTTCAGCAATCATTTCGGCTTCGGCGCGCATTTCACGATTCGCAGCTTTGTCCAGGCTTCCAAGCGAATCCAGCAATCGGCGATATTCGCCGTAATCAACCGTGATTGATTGATCGATTGCCATGATTCACTTCCTTTTCGATCGTTCGATTCTTATCTTTTGGATGGTCCCCAACAATTCCCAATCAAGATCTTCCAGGTTAATCTTGACTATTCCTTCGACGGCAAGATCGGCGATGGTTCGTCCGATAGTGCCGTTTCCGTAAAATCCGTCTCATCAATTCCCACCAATTCGACGGATTCCAATTCGTTCGCCCATAGATCGAATTTCTTGTCGGTTTGATTTCCGCGTTGTAATACAGCGAACGCCATAACCATAAGATCTTCAAATCCCATGTTGACTTTGACAACATCTTCCCCGTCGACCCGCCGATTCTCAACAAGATCGGTCATCTTTGATTTCGTCATCCGTTCCCATTTCATGAGATCGGCGGGCAACGTGGTCACGACCATAACGCCGTGATCGGGATGTTTAATTTTGATTTGGATTTTCATTGGTCCTGATTCCTTTCGTTATGCCCGCGAAACGGCGCCGTCAACGACGACGAATTCTACGGTCACGGTTAGAGCGTCGGTAGCTGCGCCACCAACTTCCGGGAAATTCGGGAAGATGTCGCCAGTAAATACGGATCCATTGGCTGTAAAACTAAATCCGATTCCTGTGTCACCAGCTGCGCCAGCTGCGTCAAATAGGGCTTCACACACGGACGCAGGGGATGTGGATCCCCAATCCTGATAAAGTTCCACGGATAGGGTTGCGGTGTAATCGATAGTCTTGTAAGCGCGACCAGATAGGACTTCAAGTGTCTGCTGATTTGGTTCGACGGCTAGGGTGACCGAAGCTGCGACGTCATCATATGAATCGCCATCAATCGATAAGGACAGATCATGTCCTGTTACATAGGTAAGTGCCATTAGATTTCCTTAGATTGTGACATCGAATTGAATGTCGGTTGATAGTAGATCATTAGGTCCAACCTGAACGATCTTTGGTTGTGTAAAGTCCCCGACGCGGATTCCCGTCGGAAGGTTTTCGGACACGTTCGCGATCATCGCGTCCAAGTTTGTAAGGGCAGCTTGATTGTCATTAGCTGCGACACACAATGTCACCTGAAATGACAGGATCATTCGTGGCGTTGATCCAACGGTCACGATTGACGCGTATGGGGACGCAGGGACCAAAATCAAGCACGGTGGCGTCATGTTTTCAAGCGGTGCGGAATAAACGATGTATCCTAACGCTTCCAGCGTAGTCTTTAGAGCTGCGCGGGCGTCGCTTAGTTTGTTAGACATTATCCGACCATCGATTTGGGATCGCGGTATTCGCTAATCAATCCAACGACGCGGGACAACAATGATCGTCCCATGCGATACGGTCCGGGATTGAAATCGACAGCCTGCATTTGACCCGATGCGGATTGACGTGCGTTCCAAATGTCGACGGCAACCATAAGAGCTGCGGTCCGGCAATTTTCATTCGTGTCGTAATAACTTGATTGTCCTTGAAGAATGCAATCGCCATCAGGCACGTTCAATCGTCGCGCAATGTTGGCATTGGTAATCGATGCTTGGAATGTGTATTCGGTGACCCGTGTAATTGTGCGGGTTCCGTCAAATGGGTTTCCGACCTTGCTAATTGTGACTTGCTGTCCGATGACGTAACCGTGCGGGCTTCGTGTGGCAAATGTTGCCACGTTGTTTCGAATGGTTACGGCAACAATTGAAGCACGGTGGAAATTCAAGAATCCAAGGATTAGATTTTCGGCAGATTCCATCGCAGATTCAAGAAGTGGATCGGCGTAAAGGTTGCCGACGCCTAAGATCTCTTTGAAATCATCGATGTCAATAAGTGCCATTTGAATTCCTTTGGATGAAGTGAAGGGGACCGTTCAGGACCAGGACGATCCCCTTCACGATGTTTCAACTAGGAAACGGTGATTGCCCGAATCGCTGTTGGGTACTTGTTAGCCAATGCAACGAATCCATAGACCGCAATTTCCACGGTCATGGTGTCGATTACGTTGACGCGAACCTGTGCGGTGCCGCTTTCGTAGAAGGCAGCATATGCGGATGGGTAAGCCAGGATATTAGTTGCGCCAATGTTGTAATCGACCACTAGATCAAGACCCATTACGTTTCCGCGGGACATGATGTTTGTTCCAGCTGCGTTAGTTGTTGGACCAACGGCGTTGAATAGTGGACGATCTGCATCGTCAACCGCAGACAATAGACCTGCGTATTGTGTTGCGCCAACCAATAGACGGTTTGGATTGAAACGCATGACGGCAGCTGAATCGGCTACGGCGTCGGCGATAGCTGCGACATATCCTGTTCCACCTGATGCGCCACAACCGACAACGCCCTGGGTGAAGGCATAAAGATCGGTTTGTTGTGCGTAGGACGCAGCTAATCCGCGAAGAAGTTCGTCAAGGTATGACGGATCGCTTCTTTCAAGCAGCTCGATTGATACGCGCTGTTGTCCGGCAAATTTAACCACGTCAACAACTAGATCATCAATTTCGGTCATGGTGTCGGATGGTGTTGCCAATTCATCGGTTTCGGCAACCGTTGGCAAAACCTGCCAGCGTGGGATTCTGAATGACATTCCAGCTGCTGGAAGTGCGCGTCGCTCAATGCTGTCGATGAATGGACGTGATGAATCAACTACGCCAATGATTTCGCGTAGGTACGGTACAGGAATAAGACCTGCGTTGTCCGTTGTTGTGGCTTCGCCAGCTGCGGTTAGGAAATCCATCGCATCGCGATTTC